GATAGATTTTTGCTTTAGTAATTTCATAGGTTATTTGTTTTGGTTTGGTTTTTCATCAAAATAATAAAGGTCTAAATCATTTTGGCAATCATAGAGGTAGTTAGCGTGTAGTTCATCTGCTATATATAAACCAACATCTTCTACTGCTTTACATATTTCACAAGGACAAGTTGATGCGGTTCTATAAACCTTTTTGCCTATCCTTTCTTTGTACCATTCTAAATCATGCTTATCCATAGGTTATTTGTTTTGTTTATAGGTTTGGTTGTAATATTGTTCAAAACTATTTCCTTTACTTCCTGATATTGATGCTGCTAACATTTGCTCCTTTTCTTTTTCAAGTTTATTAACTGCTTTTTTAATCATATCACTTATCATTGCTGATTTATCTTTTAATCCTTCTTCCCATAATAAATTTTTAATTAAATTCATTTCATCAATCAATTCTTGCATTGCTGTTTTCATAGTTTATAGTTTATAGTCTTCAAATGTGGTTGTTTCTCCAATAAATCTAATAGGTATGTTACCAGTCTTACCATGTCTGTTCTTTTCTACCTTAACAATTACTAAATCGTCAGGATGATATTCCTTACCACCTATTTCTACAGGTTCTTTCATTTCGTAGTAGGATGGTCGCATAAGCATAATAACAATATCAGCGTCTTGCTCAATAGAACCTGATTCTCTTAGATCAGACAACATTGGTAACTTATCTGCCCTTTCTTCAACCTTTCTAGATAACTGTGATAAAGCAATAATTGGTACTTCCAACTCTTTGGCTAAGGCTTTAAGGCTTCTGCTTATAAAACTTACTTCCTGCTCTCGGTTTTGGTTTTGTTTGCCTTGTCCACTCATAAGTTGAAGATAGTCTAGGAATATTACCTTAATACCATACTTCTGCTTAAGAATAGTAGCCTTAGCTCTGAGTTGTGAGATACTGATTCCTCCAGTATCCTCTATGTAGATGGGTGCTGTGATTATCTTGTCATCTGTCTTTAAAAGTAGCTTACGTTCATAATCATTCAAATTATTCGTTCTAAGACGTTTTAAGGGCACTTGACTCGTTATTGACTCTAACCTTTCAACTAACTGTTCGGAGCTCATTTCGAGGCTAAAAATAGCCGTAGGAACGTTATTTAGGATAGCTAAGTGGTAAACACTAGAAAGCATCATTGCTGTCTTACCTGCACCAGGTCTTGCAGCTATAATACATAGATCAGGTTTACACCATCCTGCTATGGTTTGGTTTAGCTCTTGGAATCCTGTATTAAATCCTAAAAGTTCGCCATTACTTGCTAAGTCCCTAGCAAAGTTGATAGCCATAACTATATCTGTTATGCTTTTTTCATAGATATTGCCATATTCTTGGATGGATAATAGTTGACTATTAAGGTCAGATAATAGGTCTAATGACTGACTATCGTTATCTAAGCATTGATTCTCAGCTATTCTAAGCACTTTATAGGCTTCACGCTTCTTGTACATCTCAATAACAATCTCAATATGGGTATTAATGTGAGCAGTTGTAGTAACATTATCAGTTAACTTAGATAGGTAAAAAGCTCCACCAACATCTTGTATGTCCTTATCTTGGGAAAGTTTTTGAGCTACAGTAGTAAGGTCTATAGATATGTTACTATCATACATCTCCTTAATAGCGTTAAAGATTTTTTGGTGCTTTAGATCGTAGAATATGTCAGTTTTTAGATGACCTATAACCAATGGAATAGTCCTTTTGTCTAAAAGTAATGCACCAAGTATGTTAGATTCAATATCTAAAGCTTTTGGTAGGTTTATAGCTATCATAGTTTATTCATTTCTTTTTTTACATTCAACCAATAATGATTAAATGAAGGATTAGGACCTAAAGTATAGTCATACTTTTTAGTAGCATCTAATATTTCATCTACTGCTATTAATGCACATTCTACGCATTTAGCCCATTCTTCGTCTAAAGTATTTTTATCATATAGATACTTTTCATATTTTTCTACTATTTCAATAGCTTTTTGTTTTGGTGTCATTATTTAAGTTTTATTTGTGTAGTTATTTTGTTTGTAGGTACGTTAGTAGTATTAAATTTGGAACTATTCCTTTTCCAAGTTCTTACAGTAGCCTTCCAATCTTTCATTATTCCAGAGTTTAGTTTCCATCCTCTAGCTTCGTAGTGATCACAGAAATATTCACCATCTAAAACAAAGTCTATTTCTTTAGCATAACTACTAACCTCTAAAGGCTTAGGCTTTATAAATGTCTTATTATTGTTAATTGTATTGTTGGGTAAAGATTCTTTACCATCTGAGGTAAACTTTTTTGACCCCTTAGGTAAACTTTCTTTACCAACGGTAAAGTGGTCATCCGCAATGCCAAAACTCCTATAATCATCTATAGCATCCTTAAAAGTACCTGCACATCTAAGATGGTTGGTCTTTTCATGTTTGGTTACTAATCCTTTAATAATAAGACCCTTAATAATGTTTAAAATAGATTGCTTTGACAAGTCTAGATCATCTGCCATTGTTTCTCTACTCATGTAACACCAATGAGAATCGTTGTTTTGCATACGAAGAATAGTGTCTAATACACAATACTCGTTACAAGATAAATGAAAAGCCTTCCTTACTGGATGGATAATCGTTGTATAAAATTGAGCCATAAAAATAAAAAAGCCCTATCAAATTCCCCCCAGTCGGATTGGGGGTTCATATCAAGGGCAATAAGTTCTTAATGAGTATCCGACACTCATGACAAATATACTAATTTGTCTTAACTATCCTAAAAATAACATCTCTTTCATTGTGCTTAAATCTACGTTTTAATAACGGATTAAGTGACTTCTTTATTGAGTCTTGTGTTATTCTTGTATTCCTTGCTGCATGAGCTAAAGATTTAAACAATACTTCACTTTTGTCGTCAACATAAATCATCCTCACTGGTACTGAGTTCTCTAATCCTGCAATCTCCATCATATCTTCTTGAATTTACTAATTATGGTTAATGTTACAAATAAAAATATTGCTAGTGGTATTGATATTACTATAAACTTTACCAACTCGTATAAAAATATTATCGTTTGTTTCATGTTTCTAGTTTAAAATAACCACCCCAAGTTCCCTAATTACTATCTTGGTTAAAAATATTTAATATCTTGAGGTGGTCAAAGTTTTTATTTCTTTAAGTTAATCTTAAAGGTTGTAGTGCTAATTCTAGGAGCTGGGTGTACCATTTCCCCTGATTCAGGATCAACCATAGAGGTTGGTAGTGTTCTAAGCATCTTTTCCCTTTCCTTAATAGCAAACTTCATAGACTCTAATTGGTCATTCATCTTGCTCCAAGTATAGTCTTGGTCATAGATATACTTAACTCCTGATTCAAACTTAGCCATTTCGCTTCCTAAGACCTCAGCCTTGCCTCCAGGATATTTACTAAGCTCATCTAATACTAACTCTTTTAAATCGGCTCTAATGCCTTCTAAAAGCTGTACAACAGCCTCTGACTTAACGAGTAGTTCTAATGGTGACTCACCAGTCTGCGTAAAGTGATCTACTATCTGCGACTTGATTAACTCAATAGCAAATTTGTTCGGTTCTATAGAACTAAGTTCTACTTTTGGTAATAATTGTAAACTCATTTTATTTGGTTTTGTTATTTAATTCTTTAAAAATTGACCACTTAAAGTCATAAGTTGAACATACTTCATCTCCAATATCATTACTCCATATTTTTAAAGTAGTATTTTCTTTATCATCCATAAGTTCTAAAAACCATTTTAAATCATCTTTATCTTTCAAAGGAAACATACTTTCGTCTATTTCTATGGTAGCTTCTACTTTTAAATAGTTCATTTTATTTAATATTTTCTTTTTTCATTTTTAATACCTTCATCAATGTTTCATCTGAATCAAATGATTGCTTGTAAGTAAAGTATGTGTCAGTCAATTGCTTAACCTTAGTACACTTAGCTACTTCCATCATGATTTCTTCTCTTGTAGGCTCATCTTGTAAGATTTCAGCAACTACTGCTTGTACTGGCTTAGAGGTTTTTTTCGGCTCTTCATGAACGAAATCCATCTCTTCAGCAGGTGTCGCTTCAAATCCAGCAGCTTTCATCAACCATGCTAACTGATTACGGAATGCTTTACCTACTGCTCTAGTTTGTGCCATAGATAAGATAGCATACTCATCAAAGAACTTTTTGCTACCCTCTTTGTTAGAGCATATTGCTATACCTACAGATACTAACTTATTGTCTTGGTACGATCTAACTTCGCAAGTAGCCATGTACTTAATCTCTGTTTCACTTGATAAGTCTTGTACGCTTGTAATGATAGGGAATAAGCCTAGTGAAGCACCAGCCATCTGCCAGGCTTCTACATTACAATAGTCTTTACCCTTAATGTTAGATACTAGGTGTGCTTCTTTAACGAATCTTTTAAGCTCGTTAGATAAAGAAAGCATAGAGTCCTTGTTTACCATGTGGTAACTAGGTGCTTGAATTTCGTTGTTAGTTGTTTGCAGTTCCATGTGTTAATTGATTTGATTGTGTAAAAAATGTTGCTTGTTTGATTGGATATTGTTCCCACATTTTAACTATAGCTTCCATAGTTTCATAACTTGATTGGCTGTAGTTCATGTTGTGGATAATCTTAGCGACAAAGATTTTTTTGTCTACTTCGTTCATGTGTGCGAAT